CCCAAAGTAATTGCAGTAGTACTAGAATTAGTAAATGTATCTTCTACTAAATAACGAACGTCAACTAGATTACTATATCTAGGTATAACAATTCCAGTGTCAAAATTTGCGCCACTATCATAACGTATTATTCCTGAAACTTGAGTATTAAGAACCCATCCCTCATTTGCAACTCTTCCTGTTATAGTACCTGTAGTAATTTGTACTGTTCCAGTTAAAACTGGTCCACTGAAACTAGTTGTAATTGGTTTTGCCATAATTTTATATATTTATACTATCATAAAAAAGGCGACTGTAAAGCCGCCTTTTTTAAATTATTTATTATACTGCGTCAGATCCGAATACGCCTCTTGGATCAGAAAATCCAAATACGTATCTTTCTCTAGCTTTGTATCTTACGTTACCGTTGTCAAAGTCACCTTCCATTGAAGTTTTGATTGGTGCTCTAACAAAGTGTTTAAGACCATTTGGAACATCAGTTTTAATGAACCATTTTTTTGCAGCCGTTAGGTAGTGATTTACTACATAACCTTGAGGAATCATCCCCATGTTTTTGATTGCATTAATGTCATTATCTGCTGTGCCAGTTCTACCTTCAGATTTCATCAATCTGTCAGCAGTAAATTGAAGCTCAGAAGGAATAACCATTTTCATTCCTCTAGCCGCAATTTTAAGGCCTCTCTCATCAGTAAACGCTGCGATATCTATTAACGCTTGTTCTAATGATGTTTCGTTAAGATCAGCGGGAGTAGCTAACTCGTTAGAGAAAGATCCTGCTAATGTTGGATGAGCTGTATCTAATAAAGCTTTTCCATCACCGCCAGCAAAGTTTGCATTGAAACCATTGTTCAATACTGCTGCTGCCTTAACTTGCTTAGTGTTCGCCATAGATCTTGCTAACGCTTTTGTATATCTAGACGCAAGTCTGTCATACAAGTTATCTTCGATAGCTTCTTCTGTGATTGCAAACGCTAAAGCGATTGTTTCATTTGTGTAACGTGCTGTGAAAGTTTCTTGTGCATCGTCATACTGAACGCCTTGGCCTTCAGGTTTAACTGATGCATTACCGAAACCAGATAACATTACTTCTTCTTCGAAAGCTCTGTCAGATGATTCAGTGTCAAAAATTTCAGCGTGCTCGTTAGCATACTGTTTGTATTCAAGTCCGAATAGTGCATTCAAACCTGGTTCTAGTTCTTTAACTAGTTGTGCTCTTGATATTGCCATGTTTATTTTCTCCTATTCGTGATTAATTATACAACATTGCTGCTGGGTTAAATGAAGCTACTACGTCATAGCCTGCGGCGTCAGTCGTTTGACCTGCAGTATTTGCAGATTTATTAACGAAGAACATTCCACTAGAAACCACAGCTGCTGAACTTAATGTACAAGCCGATTGGCCTTCCACTTGTCCTGTTGCTGGTTGATCAATCAAATTGTAAGCTTCAGTATTTCCTAATTCCGTAAAACCGGGAGTTAGAGCTGCAGAAGTTCTTACAGTATATTCTTGATTTGGGTTAGTGTTAACAAACGCCGTGATGCCTGCTACGCCGGTATTGTAATCTACTGAACTAGTTGTACCAGCTGGAATGTAATTTCCCCAAGTTGGTTTATTAGTTGTAGTAGCATTCCAAAAACCACCGTTAAACACACCAACTACTGGAGTTAGCGCGGTTGTCCAAGCTACTCCTGTTAATGTATCATCGTTTGCACCTGCAAAAGTGACATCTTGAATAAAACCAACTGTAGCACCATGAGTGCCGGCAGTTGTTTGATATCCAACAGGATCACCTTTTAACATGTCGTTTGGTAATGTAGATAGTGACTGAACAGAGAACTCAGATTGACCACCGGTAGCTGGAGTACTTCCAACTGTCATAGTCTGTCTTAGTCCAAATCCAGCTGTATTTGTATTAGCCATATTTGTTTTCCTTTTCTTATGTGACCTGTCCTTTCAGACCTCCAGTCACGGATTGATTTATATTTTTCTGTTGGTTAGGAATTACTAAATAATTAGTCTTTCTTTGTACCACCAAAAGTTACACGGGAGTTTGATTCACTGCTGAATCTCATTCCTGCTTGCTTTTCCTTCATAAGATCGTTGTTGATAGCTTCGTCTTTTTCTTTAGTCTTACTATCATAATAAGCTTCAATTTGCTTTGCGATTTCTTCCGGTATCCTAGCCAGCAATAGGCCTCCTACTCCGATGACTCCTGCGAATTTGCCTTCAGTCATTTCTGGATAATCAAAATCAGGATATTCATCAGCTCTTACAAGCTCGTATCCTTCTCTTAAAGAGGCTGCTATGTTTTTCGAATCATTGTATCCCATAGTTTCAGCTCTTATCCATCTGTGTCTGTAGCCGTTTGGCGCAGTTGGTGCATCTAGTGATGAGGGTGGAGTCCATGTAGTTTTGTTAGCTTCTTTAGCTCTAGTAGAACTCGCACGTGAAGTTTTTATTTTTTCGTTTTCCATATGCTATACTCCTTCCGTGATTTTTAATTGTTTTGCATAATCTTCTAATGGCACGCCTAATCTTTTAGCAATTGCTACCTGTGAAGGCGAGAGTTTCACAGTGTTTCTGCGTCCTGATGTGGCTGAACGTTTAGCCGATGCTACATTCTGAACAGGTCTTGTTCTTTCTGTAGAATTATCTTCTATCTTATCAAATTTATGACTAAAATCAACTCTTATTCTTTTGTCAACTTCTTCATAATATTCGTCAGATTTTGGATCATACCCTTCTTCTTCAACAAGTACCCTGTGAATATCAAAAGCGGTGTTGGTCATCGCTGAATCTTCACCAAACCAAGCATTATTTTTAGCCCAAGACTCTGCTTTAGGGTCTGTTCTAGGTTTTCTTGGTGGTTGGTATTGTTGAGATTGTGGTTGAATATCTTTTTTAACGTCTTGAACAGTCTCCTCATTAAGTGTTTTTAAGGCACCTAATCTAGAAGCGTCTTGAGCAAGTGTAGCAATTCGTTCCTGTGCTAATACTTGACCATCTACGTCTCCTGCTTCAATAGATACTTTTAATGCTTGTCTTGCAGCATCCATATTAGTAGTAACTCTTGATTCAAATTCTTTAACGTAAGATTTATCTAAAGTAGAAAGTTTAGTTTCTAATCTATCCTTATCTAATTTAGTTGCTTGAGCAAAATGAACAGCTTCTTCTTTTTGTCTTTCAGCTTCTCTCATTTTACGAGTTAAGGTAGCAATACGTTTTTTAACGCTAGCTCCATAAGTTTCTAACTCATTACCTTCTTCTTTTTTAAGTTTAGTTTCTTTCTCAGAAGATTTATCTTCTGGAACTTGTTCAACTTCTATTTTTTCTTCTACAGGAGTCTCAATCTTTTCTGGTTCTCCTTTATCATCTAAATTAATTTCAGCACCTTTTTCTTCGCCTACATCAATTAGGTCTTCTTTTAAGTTTATGTCTTCTGGCATAGTATCTCCTATGTTGTTAAATTAAATGAAGGATAGATTCAGGATCTTTAACAGTTCCTAAAACTTCATCATCGTTAAGTATACGCACTTCTCCACCTTCTATTGGTAATCTTGAACCCGCATAACGAGCAAAAATAACCCAATCTCCTTTTTTACACCAAGGTTCATTAAATTTTTCTTTATCCTTGTATGCTAAATCTCCCATTTTTAAAACATAACCACATGTTGTAGCTATTCTTGCTTTATCTAAAGATTCTTGAGAAAATAAAATTCCACCTTTAGTTTTTTCTTTTGGTGTAAAAGGTAAAACTAAAATTCTATATCCACTTGGATTAGGTAATTGATCAACAGTATCGCTTCCAATATTTTCTGGGGATAAAGGTTCTTTCGCGTCTATTGATTGTAATTGGTTCTCTTCTTCGTATTTTTCTTCAAGGCCCAATTTAATTTTTGGTATTTCCTTTGCCGATGTCGATAACGTTTCCTTGCTCATCTTGCTCCTTCTTTGGTTTTAGCAGGTTAGAGATTTCCTGTAATATTATTTCGTAGGCATGTGCCTGTCCTAACATATACTTGTATTTTTCCATGTTGTCAACAGCACCCGCTAACATTGCTTCACTGATACTTTGTTTTGTGGCCTTCATTCTTGTTCTTATCTTATCTATTAGTGTTATATCGTCCATTTCTCTCCTTACAGTTTAAATTGTTGCAATACTGTTAGTTTTTCTTCAGAATTTGCAATCTTTTCTATTTGTTTATCTACTTCATCTATGTGCTGTGGATGTTCTCCAATACCTACAGAATTTTCTAAGTAAATTTTAAGTGTAGCATCTGCTTCTGATATCTGTGCATTATACCTATCTTCCAGTGCTGTTAATATTGCTTCTCTCATTTTTTTGCCACCTTATCTTTGTTAGGACCTTTTTTAATTATATAGTCTTGTGTTCCATGAGCTCCCGAATTAACTTCTTTTTTTAAATTTCTAAAAAGACTCATTTCTTTTATTTTCTTGTAGTTGTTTTTAAAGAAAGTTTCAAGTACTTTAGTATCTCTCATTAACAGTTCCACGCTTTTAATGATTTATTAATTCTTGAATTAGGATCTCTAGCTGTTTTAGCAGAGGTAAGTTTTTTTTTCATACCGCCCATTCTAGCACAAAAAGAAGCTCTTCTTTTATTACCCACCTCTTTTGAGGGTGCTTTTAAAGTTCCTTTTTTATAACTAGCTCTACCTTTAGCATTTAATCCACCTTTTGGATTTTTACCTTCTTTTCTAGTCCATGCTGCAGTAGCCATTATGCTGTTGCTTTCTTTTTAGGAAAACCTTTTTTCATATTAGCGTAAGCTTTCTTTGTTATTGTAGAATCTTTTTTACTTCTTGAAGTGCCAGCTTTTTTACGAGCGTTGATGTTGGCCCAAAGGCCTTTTGATTTAGCCATGTACTTTCTTACACTTAGGACAAGTGTTTGTTACCTTTATGTTCATGTGTCTTTCACACTCACATCTTTTACCAAAGATTTTGTCTACTAGTCTTCTATATAGTGCTTTTAATTTTTTCATTATTTATCGCTGTTTCTAATTGTTTTTCCTTTATACTCAAAAGTTAAAGGTTCTTTGTTTTTAATTTCGCTAGTTGTTTGTTTTAATCTAGCAGTAGATGCTTTTGTTTTTTGTGTTTGAATAGCTAATCCACTTTTAGCTTTGTCTAAAGGTGTTTTGTTTACTTTTGGTGCAACAGAATTAATTGCACCTTTGCCAGTAGTTTTTTGTTTTTTACCTAGCATTCCAAAACCTTTTTTGGCTAATCCAAATATAGTTTTTGCAGCGCTAATTTTTCCCATTAGCAGATATAAGTTTTTGTTTTTCTTCCAGACATAACTTTACCTTGGCCTCTAGTAGTAACATTAACCATTACAGGTCCACCGTCTTTATAACCTTTATTTAATTCACCAATAACTCTTTTCTTTTCAGCTTTGTCATTAGCATTAGGATTTTTTCTTGCGTTAAGTCTTCCTACTTCTTCTAATAAATTGTCTCTTCCAGAGTTCATTACTTACTAGCTCCTCTAGATTCGTCTCTTCTAGATTTGTAACTTTGTGATTTAGTAGATTCCTTGCCTCTTCTTGATCCTAAAGATTCATCAAGTCTATCATTAGCGCCTTGTTTTTTTGCAGATTTTCCATATGGAAATCTAACATTTGATCTTACGTTATTTTGTCTCATAATATTTTCTCCTTGTTACTTTCCTTTTATCAGATGAGTTGCCTTAAGTCCATAGACAGATGCAATTACTCCAACAAAAATTGTTTGATACCATAACGGTAAATTTCCAAAGTGTACAAAGAATAACTCCATTTTCTCCATATGCGCAGGATTATCCGACCATACAGACCATCCCAACATTACGATCGGAACCGAAAGTAAAATTAAAATAAATTCGTCTTTCCAGTCTGATTGTCTAGATTCTAAAAGCTTGCCTTGGTAAGCTTCAGTTCCAGCGGCCATTTTAGATGCATGCATAAGCTGTGCATCTGACATAGCCATTTTCGTTCTCTGTTTGTTAGCGTAAATTTTACTACCAGCAGAAACGGCTAATTTAATTGCCGAGAACCACATGTTAGTACCAAGTAGCTTTTACAGGTTTCTTATCAGCTCTCATTCTTCTAGTACCTTTTACAGTAATAGTTTGAGATTCAGTTGGGTTGGGTACTAGTTTAGAAATATTAATACCACCGGTTTGGTAGCCATCTTTTCCAACGCCTAAATTTTTTACAATCTTAGGTGCTTTAACGTATCCAGATCCTCTTTGCCAGTCTTTGTCCATATTTTTCTCCTTAAGGTTTTATTATATCTATTTTTTTCTAAAATTTCTACCAAAATCATGTCTTTTACTTTCGTCAGCCATAATTTGTTTAGTTAAAGACGTATCTGCACGCAATTCAGCTAAATCTTCGTTTTGTTCTAGCTTATCTTCGTGTTGTGATTGATTCATCATAGCTTTCATCTTATCTATGTTAATTCTTTCTTGACCTTCATCTTCTCTTCTTTGGTTATCTTTTGCTTTAAGATCCACTTCTCTTGCTTTTAACTTGATCAAAGGATCTCCACCAAAACCACCTGTAATTTGTTCTTCTTCGTTCATATAATCTTTAGTCATTTCAGCAATTAAAACTGCTTTTCTGGCATTAACTGTATTAGTTAATTGAGTTGCTTCTTGAATTAGTTGTTGGTTCTGTGGATTAGCTTGAATAGCTTGTTGCATTTGTTGAGCTTGTTGTAATTCTTCTCTGAACTCCATTTGAATTTGCTCTTGTGCCATTAAAGATATTCTCTCTAGAATATTTTTTTGTAATGCGCCCATAACCACTGGATTATTTTGTACCATGTTTGATCTCATAAAACTTAAGTGAGAATCAATGTGTGCTTTATGATCTTGTCCTGGAAAAGCTTGAAAAGGTGTTCCAGCCATTGCTGCAATCTCTTCTAAACTTGGATCAATAGGAGTAGGTACTTGAGGTTGAGGTAAAATTGCATTTATATCTTTTACACCTATAGCATTATACATAGATCTATACGCTTGATACAAATCATGTAGTTGCGGATTAGATTGTGCTAATTGTAATTGTGTTTGCGCCATTGATATTCTTTGAGTTTGAGAAAAAATGTTAGGATCAGCAACCGGTAGAATATCTACCGTGTCGTCAAAATCTTTAACTTTAATATTTCTTGAAGCCCCTGGAACATCGTAAGGATATTCTGCTGGTAAGTAAGTTTTAAATACTTCAGCTAATAATTTAAATTCTGACTTAAGACCTACGTATAATCTTTTATGAATAGCTGACATAACTCTAGATCCACGCTCCAAAAGCGCTACTGTCGTACCGACGGCAGCTTGTTGGTTCATATCACCCACTTGTGCATCAGCGATGCTCGCGAATCGTTGAGCGCCGGATACCACTACACCCATTAATTGTAATAATGTTTGATCAGGTCCTTTAAATGGAAGCTGCATAAACTGATCTTTAATATTTCCACCTGGAGCATCAACATCTCTGAACTCACCTGGCTGTAAAGGTTGCGCATCATCTCTAATTCTTATTCCTCTAGTTTTAAAACCAGCGGGCAAGTTTGCTAAAGTTCCTGCATCTAATAATTGTCTTAAAGCAGCTGTTGCAGTTCTAGTTAAACCACCAATCATGTGAATTAAACCAAAACCATAAAAACCTGTACCTGGTAAAAATTTAAATTGTACAAAGTATTTTATTTTTTCTTTTAAAGGATCTTTTTCTGTATAATTTCTTCTAATAGATAAAATTTTATTAGTAGATTCTAAAATAGTTACAATGTAAGGAATTTTAATTCCTGTTGGCTCATTCTCTTCTCCCATATCTTCGAAACCTTCTAAATCTAAATCAAGATGCATTTCTAAAATGTTAAATTGATCTTGTTGTCCATCTTTAGTAATTCCTTCTAGTTCTAATTTTTTACTTTCCAATTGATTTTCAGTAACTGGAGGATTTCCTAATTCTATGTCTCTATAAAAACCTGAAACCTGTTGTTTTCTTAATTCATTTTCGGACATTCTTAAAACATGTATAATTGCTTCGGTATCTTCTAAAGAATTTGCAGAATAAGGTACAATTAAATCATCTGCTGGTACAAATTTTGAAACAGCTCTTCCAAGTAAATCATCGTAGTAAATTTTCTTAAAAGTAGAACCGGACAGAGGTAAATAGAAAAGCATTTGGTCAAACTCTGGTTCGTATTCACTCATCTGATCCATGATTTGATAATTCATGAAATCTTTAACTCTAGTTGCTTGATCTTGTTTTTCGTTTGTTAAATTTCCCAAAACTTGTGATCTAACTGGACCATCTGCTGGTAGTAATTCTTTGTAAGCTTGTGCTTGAAATTGTGTAACGGCTTCTGCAAGAACCGGGTGATTAACACCGGACGCATTTCTAAAAGGTTCAGTACGTCTTGCATATTTGAAACCTAATAAGTCTAAACCTTCTCTATAGGACTGTTCCCAGTCTGCACGAGATTCTTTGTATTCAGTGTATTTATCATAAAGAGTTGAACCAAGTTCGTCTAAGTATTGGTCATCCATAATTTCTGCTAAGTTAGAAAAATGTTGATCGGATTCAGATCCAGATAATGAATTAGGATCGAAATCTATTTCGGCTCCACCTTCTTCATCCATAGTAACTTCAACACCTTCAGAAGATTCTATTTCTTCATTTGGAGTTGCAACTTCTGTTTCTACAAAAGCATCGTCGCTTATTGGTTGGTTTGATATTGTATCGTCTATTTCAGCCATATCTCTTTCCTATTAATTAGTTCACACCTTATGTATTGTACGGGTTATTAGCCCTTATACTAAATATTCCATTGTTTTGCAAGTTTAGTTTTTTTGGTTTTTTTTCTTCTAGATTTTCTAGGCCGTATTTATAATAAGGTCCCATTTGACTTTTTAAAAACTTTTGTCTAGCTTCTTCTGTTTTCTGTCTTGATGCCGGTATTTCCATATCATCCACCATACCCATACTCGCACCAATTCCAACATCAAAATCTCTATTAGCAATATTTCTAACTTTTTGTGATTGTGGCATTGCTGCTAAATCTTTTTTTAATCCTCTTTGTGCAAAATCAAAAGGTTCATACAAAGTGCCTTGTTCAAACTTTGCATCTTTACCTTGTAATTTATCTTTTACAAATTTTCCGCCACTTGCAACAAGATCAGGTAAATTAAGAAGACTTTCTCCAAATCTTTTAACCATATATTTAGAAGAATTTTTTCCACCTGCTCCTTGATCTATAGCTGTTGAAAAATCATAAGCTGCAAATATAGGATCTAAAACTATGGCTCCTTTTCCTACTCCTCTTAAAGTTTTACCTCCATACTTTACAATTGTATTTAAAGCGTTTTTAATTGCCGGTGGCATTTTTAAACCTGATTGTGATAAATCAACTACTCCGGCAAAACTATTTAATTGAATTCCATTTGTAGATGCATATCTTTTAACTGTTGCAATTTGTTTTTCTACTAAACGGTTAAGATTGGCCTTATCTGATTGGTTTAAGTTAGCCATAACTCTGTTTATATTAGGTGAGGTAATAATATTTCCTTTAGCGTCTTTAACTCTTGATAATAATTCTGTTAGTGCAGGTGCTTTTCCTATTGCTTTTTTACCAATTTTTGCAACGATATTTGGTCCTAAAGATTTGTAATAGTTTTTAACAGCAGTTTTTTTACCTGGTTTATAATTAGCATCTCCAATTTTTCCCACATCATTTAAAGTTGTTGCATTTTTAAAAGCCGCATCAAAAGTTCTACGTGCTCCTCCTTCGGCAATATTTTCAGTTCCAAAAGTTAAATGAACGTTATCTAAACTTTTACCAATTCCTTCTATGTGTTGAACGTTCCATACACTTTTAGTATTTCCACGTTTAGTATAACCCAGGGCTTTATTTAATTCTTGAGTTACTTTTTCTGCTGCTAAATATTCTTTTTGTTGGTAAGGTAAAAAAAGTTTCTCTGCGTTTAGTCCGGCTTTTTTAATGTCGGACATTAAACTATTGTATCTAATTTTATTGTTGTTTTTATCTACAAAAACAAATTTCTCAGTTTCTACTTTATTATATCTTTTTCCCGGTTCTGGTTTATTTCCTGAAAATTTAAGAAGTCCGTCGTCACTCTGGGCGCTTCTTATAAAATCGTTCCATACTAAACTATTAGCTTTTTGTACTCTATAAAATTTAGCCTCTCCTCTTCTTCTTGCTTGTGATCTTTCCGCACTAGCAATACGATCTCGATTCACAAGGTCGGGATTGTTTTTTAAGTTAGCTTTATTTTTTATCCTTCTTTCTTCTAATTGATCTTTATTTAACTTTTTGTAACGTGTGTTACCGTATACTCTATTTCTAATTTTTCTTTCAGGCTCCCCTTCTTTCCTAAGTTTATCTAATTTTTCTTTGCCTAGGTATTCCTCCAGCATTTTTTCAGTAACTCTTGTAGAAGCAAAATCAGTATAAATTACTGTACTCAAAATAGGATATCTTACTGGTGTAAGAGTTTTTATGTTGGTGTCTTTAAGTCCAAGTGTTTTTAATTTACCTAAAAGTTCTTCTCTATTTTTAAATGTTGTTTGTGTTTTAAAAATTTGAGATAAAGCTTGTTTAATTGTAAGACCGGCATAACTTCCTGGTCCGTCTACTAATCCACGCTTCGCAGTTGTAATACCGCCGTCCTTGTATCCCTGTTTCATAGCCTCTTTGACTGCTTCGCCAAACTCATAGCCATCATCCATCAACTCTTTTACTTTTCCAGTAAATGCTTTATCGCCGGAACCGTTAGTAGATCCGCCGTCCGCGAACCGCTTTTTGAAAAGCACGTTAGCATTATCTTTATCGATCGATACTTCGAACATTTTATCGTCGTCATAGTAGCCGCCACCTACTTTTAGTTTACCATCCTTCTCGAATCGATAACCGCCGGTGATTTTACCTTCTTCTTTTGCTTTCTTTAAATTCTTACCGAAATTTTTTAATAATTCTGTGAATAATTCTTCAGCCATTATCTTTTACGTATATTTACTATACCACCTCGATTAAATGGCATACTCATTATTAGATCTTGGAGCGAGGCCAAACCTTCATAACCTACTCCCCACATTGCAGGATTCTTTTTCATTAATCTATCTTTAACAATCTCTATCATCGAACCGCCGTCCTTGGCTCCGACTCTTCCACCTTTAGCATGATGCCTTCCTCCATGCATTCCACTACCACCTGCTTGTGCGTGATCTGCATCACTTTTACCTTGATTACCACCATGCACCTCGCTTATTCTATCGTAGTTATGTTTATTTTTTGCATCATACGCTTCTACAGTCCCATATCCACCCCAAGTTGCATAACCCCCTCGTTTAATATTTCCTGCTCTTCTTGCTGCTAAATCTTTTGCAGCTTTTGCCTCTGTAGCATCTGCAGCATCTTGTTTTTGTTGTGCTATAATTTTATCAATTGCATCAATTTTGGCTTTTGTTTTGAGATTTTTAGTTTTTACAAAATATCCCATTAATTTAGTTCGTTCGTTATCTAACATTTTTCCCAAATCATTAGTTCCAGCTATTGATTGCAAAGCCAGTCCTGCTAAAGGATTATAACCTTTTTTTGAAGGGTCAACTGCTTGACCTGAAAATCTTCCAATATCATCTTGAGTATAACCTAATCCACCTTGATCAACTCCTCTTAATGCATAGTCTTTTTGAGTAACCAAATTTGGATTATAATTTGATGCATCAGGATTTGTTGCATCTCTCATAGCAGCAAATCTACCTACCATAGTATTATCCATTATATTTGCAATTAATCCTTTTGATTGACTAACACCGGGAAGAGTACCAAATTTAGCTACTACTTTACTTCCGTATTTTCCAATTGTATCTAAATAATTAGGATTATTTTTTTTTCTTTCAGCTATGGCCGCTTTGTCCTGAAGAGAAGTGTAGGATCGAATACCTTGTTGTTGTAATCCTCCACTACCATTTTGAAATTGATTTATACCTGAGTTTATAATTCCTTGAGACTGTCCTGATTGAACAGGAGTTGGTGTTGCTGCAGGTGTTGCTGTTGTTGTAGGAGTTGCAGAAGTTGAACCATACAAATCTAAATACTGTTGTAAAGTATATTGACCTTGCAAAGTTGGGTTTTGATTATATACGTTTGTTAAATTATTTACATTCATTAATAATAAGTTCTCTCAATTGCCGGTCTTGAATTTTGTTTTTCATCATCAGGGTGACCTATAAAACCACCTTGTCTGAATCTCATTACCGCTTGTGTTGTGCTATCGACTAAGTCATCATTATCTCCATAAGGAAAAGATGCACATTCTTCGATAACTTCATCAGCAAACTTCATGTCCGGTGCCCAAATTTGACCACTTTCAAATAAAGGTGCCACAGAATTGACTCTAGCGTGTTTGTCGTTTCCTCTGCTAGGAGTATAGTTTATAACAGGTATCCCCATTCTTCGCAACTCATAAGTTAAGGGTAAACCACTTGCTTTAGCTTCCACGATCACCGATTCAGGATGCCAGTACTTATATTGCTCCATAGCTTTTTTACGTAATTCAGGAAATTCTAGTCTTTCCTTAAAAGCATCTAATAAAATTAAATTTGGGGCAGAATCTTCATTTGGATAAAATACTCCCCAAGTTGTAATAGCAGAATAATCGGCAGTTTCTTTTTTAAGAAATGCAGTATCATAAGATTGAATGATATGTTCTAGAGGAGGAATATACTCCTTATCCCATTTCCGCCACCATTCTCTTTTGATTAAAGATCCTTCTTCAGACGTTGGGTTTTGCATCCATTGTGCGTTCCATTTACCAGTAGATAAAGATGCTTTAACTCCTTCTAATTCTTCTAGCTTCCAATACTCAGGCCATACGGCTTCACCTGATGGCATGATTGCGGGAAATTGTATAACTTCCCACTGATCAGATTTTAATTCTTTTTGGTGTTTTAATAAAGCTCCGGTTAGATCTTTCATATTCCATCTAGTCATTACTATAACAATAGCTCCACCAGGTTGTAATCTTTGACGAGGACCAGATGTATACCATTCATAAGCTCGTTCCATTGATGTCATATTTAAGGCATCTTGCTCAGAGTGAGGATCATCAATAATTAGTAAGTCCGCTCCACGGCCCGTGATGGCAGATCCAACACCCGCAGCGTAATATTCTCCGCCCTGCGCCGTCTCCCATTTACCCGCGGCTTGACTGTCCTCTCTTAATCTTGTCTCGAATACTTGTTTGTATTCCTCGGAGTCCATAAGAGTCTTGGCCTTACGACCGAATCGTATTGCAAGTTCAGTGGTGTGCGTGGATTGTATAATTTTTAAATCTGGTTTACGTCCCACCATCCAAGACGGTAGCAAGAAAGATGCAAACTCTGACTTAGTGTGTCTAGGAGGCATATTAATAATTAATCTTTTAATTTCACCTCTAGCTAACTGGTTAAATTTTTCTGCAATAATTTGATGATGCTTACCTTCTATAAATTCAGGCCAGACATGCTTTACAAAAGTCATGAAATCTCCATGTACTTTTTCTTTTTTGGTTTTTTCTTCTAATTTTATTGCTAGTTTTAGAAATTCTTTTTGGGCGTCAGGAGGTAGCTTCTCTATAAAATCTTTTTTCATATATTTTTTTGCAGAATTTTTTCAGCTCTGTTTTTCTTCTCATAAGTATTTTATCGCCTATCTATTTGTAAATCAAGGCATAAAGGATAAAAAATGGGACCCCTATTATGTGTAAAGGGGGTCGGGGGTCTATCCGCGAAGCTAAATCCGGAATTGATCTGGGTCCCCTTCGAGTACCAAAAAAATAAAAGATCGGGCGCAAAAAGTTTGTTATAACCTGAAGTGGCGCACTTTAGAATGATTCTAGTGTATGTAATTAAATTAGTTAGGTGAGGTTGTTAAACCTCACCTATTATTAACAGAAAGTTAATCTAGTAAAGCGTAGTATTGTTTAACAAAGTTCTTTTGAAACCAAGTAATTCCATGTTGCATAGTCTTATAGTCCTCAGTATGTTCAGCACCTTTAATAGTGTCATAGATTGCAACAGCAAACGCCGGAAGTTTAACACTATCATTGCTGTAAGGATTAATTATAGTCATTTCTTTAACTGGATTGCTACCGAAATAACACTCAGTAAAGGGTTTAGGTATTGTGTATGTTGTGTTGTTATATGTTATGTTCATTTGTTTCTTCTTTCTGTTTGTTAATATGTATAGGATTATATATTAATCCTATACATTGTCAACCCTTATTATCTTAGTTTCCATATAAGTATTACCACTCCAATCCCTTGCCTGTTCCTTGACTACATCGATCGGTGTTTCGAGAGCCTCGGTCCTTGGTGCAATGGCAATGACCTCTCTTACGTGTTTATTTGCAAAGTCATTGTAACAACCTTGACTACAAAAATAAGAATACATATTAATGTATTCTGGTCTAGGTAGTGTTACTTTCTTAGTTCTTAGAACCTTGCTACCTTTAACACCTCTTATTCTATCTTGTGTATGAGAGGTATGGCAACTTGGTCCATGGCACCAGACAAAATTACTCATGATTGTTCTTCCTTTCTAGATTTAATTGCGTCATTTTTTAAAGCAAAGTAAATCTGGTTTTCATTTCTTAATGTATGATTAACTCTAGTTAAAAATGTTTTAAGCTTAATTGTTTTAATCTTATTAAACTCAACATCATAAATATAGATTGCACTATCAACTTTGTCTGTCATGATTTATCTCCCTCGGTCATTTGAAATCTAGCTAAGATTTTAGCATGACTTTCTATTGCAGTTTCTAGAGTCTTAATTCTGTCCTCTAAAAATGTAAGTTTCTGTCGTTCATATCGTTCAACTTTGTTTTTCTCTATTACTTCAAAGTGTTCATCATTTAATTGTGTCATTTTT